CGAAGCGCTGCACCGGTAGCGCCACCGCAGAACCGGTCGCGCCACCGCAGAACCGGTCGCGCCACCGCTGAACCGGTCGCGCCACCGCTGAACCGGTCGCGCCACCGCTGAACCGGTCGCGCCACCGCTGAACCGGTCGCGTCCCGGGGAGTTTCGGCCTTGTCGACGTCGCTTCGCGACGGGCCCTCCCGCGCCGCTGGCGCGCCAGGCCCTCCCGCGCCGCTGGCGCGCCAGGCCCTCCCGCGCCGCTGGCGCGCCAGGGCCTCACCGTGCCTCGGCGGCCAACTCCCTCGCGGTCCGGTGTGCGTTCTCCAGGGACTCCGCTGCCAGGTCCTGGAACTGGGCCAGCGCCGGCACGGTCGTGGCCAGCGTCAGTTCGGCGTTCACGAACGTCAGGTCCTGGTCCAGTCCGACCGAACTGAGCACCGCCCGCAGGTAGCGCTCCTGGAACTCGAAGCTCTCCCGGGGGGTGCCCGGCGCGTAGGAGCCGCCCCGGGACGCGGTCACCACGACCCGCTTGCCGGCCAGCGGACCCTCGCCGGTCTCCCGGTTCAGCGCCGTCCCCGGCGTGATGATCCGGTCCAGCCAGGCCTTGAGCGTGGACGGGATCGAGAAGTTGTACATCTTCGTCCCTAGATGCCCCCACCTGCGGGACTAGATCTCGCAACCCTGCCTACCTGCAAGTTCGCTGTTTGCTGCCGTTGGTCGACAACGGCTGCCTTCGGCTGTCCCACGGAACAGAGACGGAACGCGCTCGGCCGCCACCGACCCGAGAGGAGTCGATGCCCAGCCAGCCCACTTCGACCTCTGCGAGGCAGCCATGTCAACCGAACCGACCCCCAACCATGACCCTGATCACGACCAGTTCGAGGACCTTGTTCTCGCCGCCTACCGGCAGGGCAAGCAGGAGGGCCAGGACGTGGCCAACCGGCAGAACCGGCGCATCCTGCGCATCCTGATCATCTGGTTCACCGCCAGCGCCGTCCTGGCCCTCGTCGGCGTGATCCTGCACATCATCGCGGCGACCCACACCGACGGTGCTCCCCGGCCGCAGACGGTGACCTACACCATCACCACCGCCGAGGACATCCACCAGAAGCCCGGCGGCACCTGCACGTCGGGCCCGTCCGGTGACACGTTCACCGTGAGCCTGTGGGACGCGGCAGGGGTTCAGCGGGTCGCGCCGCTCTCAGCCGGCCGGCAGGTGGAGGACCGGTGCACGTTCACGGCGACGATGCCTGTGCTGCGCGACGCCCAATACCTGGCGTTCAACGGCGCCTACCACGAGGTGCCGGCCGGTGTTGGGCTCGTCGCGCTGTCTGCTGATGACGGCGACTGGCGTCCGGTGAGGTCGATGACGGGCCTGCGGTGAACGCGGCTGCCGGAGCGGTCAGTTCTCGTCGGTGGCTGGCCGCTCCGGCAGTTCGGCGCCGTCCTCGTCGGTGAACCATGCCGCGAACCGGTTGGTCGCCTCGGTCCGGTCCATGCCCGCGTTGTTGGCCGCCTCGCCGAACCGCTGCCACCGCTCGTCGGACATGCGGATCTTCCGTTGCGGTGTCTGGCCGGTGGCCGGTCGGCCGGGGCGGCGTCGCTCGCTCATGGCTCACGATCCTACCCGGATTTTCGGGGCCTCGAAAACTCTTGCCTGACAGTCCGCACCAATGCTACTTTTGCGGGGCCTCGAAAAATCAGGGCACGTCAGACGGCCCCCGGTGGTGCGGACACACCAGCCGAGGGCCTTGATCGGAAGCGAGTCCGACCCATGAGCATGATGCCCACCAACCCAGACCGGGTGTTCACCGGCCTCACCGAAGCCCAGGCCGACGGCCTGGCGTGCGTCGAGTGCGGCGCGGACCTCGCGACCGCTGGCGTGTCGTCCTACCCGGTCGGCGTATCGGAGACCGGTTCCCAGGTGTTCGCCTGCTTCGGCGAGTGCTCCGCGCTGACCATCGTGAGGGGACTGAAGGGCTGATGGCCAAGAAGACGCGCAGGCTGCTCTGGTGGCAGGACCAGTCGTGCCCGCCGTGGTGCTGGAACCGCCACGAGGACGACACCCCGGTCCCTGACCGGTCCTGCTTCTCCGAGTGGGAGGGCAAGGTCAACCTGACCTACGCCGAGGACGGCGGGGACTACGAGCTGCGGCGCGACGACAAGAAGGTGTTCTGGCCGCCGAACCTGAACGTGCACGTACGGCAGGAGTACCGCGAGGCCTTGCCGCGGGTGGTGCTCGGGTTCGACCAGACCGGCACGACGTTCGACCTCACGCCCAGCGAGGCACGAGCACTGGCCGACCAGCTCACCAAGGGCGCCGACATCGCTGAGGGCTGACCACCTCACGACTGGCCCGGGAGTGCACGTCCGCCGTGCACTCCCGGGCCTTCGCGCACGGCGCGGACAAGGGCGGCCACGACCTCGACCGCACCCAGATGCGTGACAAATAGTGGACATCAGCTAACGCGAGTGTCAGCACGACGCGATCAGAGATGCAGACCTCAAGGGGGAGCCGACCGTGACCGAGCATCTGTCCCAGCAGCCGATTCAGACCGTCCCGCCACAGGCACCTTCGATGCGTCGCGGCAGCAGGACCCCGTGGATCATCAGTGGAGTATCCGTCGCGGTGGCCATCGTCGCGGTTCTCTACGGGCTGGGCGTCGTGCACTGGCCGACCTCAACGGCGCACCCGTTCAACATCTCCGGATCGATCACGATCCAGGGATCGGCGTTGACTGACTACGTGGACGACGACCAGGGAGGCTGCCAGGGAACCGGTGGCTACAGCGACATGACGCCTGGCACAGCGGTGACGGTAGCTGACAGCAGTGGTCGAGTTGTGGCGACCGGATCGCTCGGCGAGGGCACCGATCAAGGCGGCGCGTGTGAACTGTCGATCGGCGTGCCTGGCGTACCTGCAGGCCTGTCGGAGTACGTGGTGACGGTGTCGCATCGGGGATCGCAGGTGATTCCCGGCGACCAGGTTGGGCAGCCGTTGGTGCTGACTCTCGGCGGCTGAAGGCCACCATCCGGCCAACGGAGCCTCCAGTAGCACATCAGGCGCCGGGGGCGTTGTGGTCGGACAGCTATCCTGGCTACATCCTCTTCGCCGAGGTAGCCCCCGACCGACGGGTCGGGGGTGGCGATGAGGTTGGATCGGCGAAGGGTGACCGCCATGAGCGGTGTCGACGAACTTGCAGGGTTGTCGATCGGGCGCAGACTCCAGGTCATCCGCGAGCGACGCGGGAAGTCCCGTGCAGTGGTGGCAGCCCTGGTCGGCCGGAGCGAGGAATGGCTGAAATCGGTCGAACGTGGCCGTCGGCAGTCTCCGCGACTGGAGATGCTGGTGAAGCTCGCCGAGGCGCTCGGTGTGATGGACGTAGCCGAGCTGACCGGTGATCAGGCGTCCTCCATCCCGCTGTCCCGTCGAGTCGGCCATGACGCCGTCCCTGCGATGCGTGAGGCCATCGAGTCCCCCGTCCTCAGTGTGACCGGCCCGGTGTCGAGCGCCGCCGACCTTGAGCGCCGCGCTGCCGAGGCGTGGGCATCCTGGCACGCGTCCGCCACGCCCCGGACCACGGTCGGTGCCGTGCTGCCGCAACTGATCCGCGACGGCCGGCGAGCGGTACGCGTGCTCGACGGTCAGGAACGACGCCGGGCGCACGCCGCCCTGTCGGTCGCCTACGCGCTGGCCGAGCAACTGCTGGCGTGGGTTGCGGACCCCGCCCTGCTGTGGCTGGCCGCCGACCGGTGCATGGCCGCTGCCGAGCTGGCCGATGAGCCCGAGACGTTGGCCGGTGCGGCCTGGGTGGTCGGCAACGTGTGGCGGTCGACCGGCCGCGAGGACGACGCGTACCAACTGGCCATCGACGCCGCCGAGCTACTCGAACCGCGGTTGGCCGACGGCCCCGACACCACCCGGGCGCTGTGGGGTGCGGTCCGGCTGCACGCGGGGATCACGGCGGCCCGGCTGGGCTCCGAGGGTGACGCGCTGCGACAGCTCGACCAGGCCGAGGAGATGGTCCGCCACCTACCCGAGGGCTACACCCACCCCTGGACCTTGTTCGGCGAGGCCAACACCGAGCTGACCGGCGTGAACGTCAGGGTTGACCTGCGGCAGGCCGGCGCCGCGATCGACTATGCGGGTGCGCTGGACCTCGACGCGGTCCCCTCTCGCGACCGGCGGGCACGCGTCTGGCTGGAGACCGCTCGCGCCTACTCCCAGCGTCGGGACCACACGGCCGCGCTGGCGACCCTGAGGCGCGCCACGGAGGTCAGCACCGAGTCGATGCGGTGTCACCCGATGGCGCGAAGTTTGGCCGGAGAATTGGTCACGAGCGGCGGCCGGATGATCGAGCGGGATGCTCGTTCCCTGGCCAGCGCACTGGGCGTCACTGTGTAGCAAGGGGTACAGACCGTACCCCTCGACGAGGTGTGCCACCTTGTACCCGTGAGTGAGCGGATCCGCTCGTAGCGTCACCACCCTGATACGGGAGGTGGCGACAGTGCGGAATCCGCGACGACTGCACGTGCCGTGCGGTGACGCCGTCGGCCGGGACCGATTCGTGAGCGTCCGCGAAGACCACGAGCGGGTCGTCCTCGCGCTGCCACCCGGGGAGTCGGCCGCCTTCACGGCTGACCAGGTCACGCTGCTCCAGCGCGCGCTGGGCATCGCCTTCCCCCCGTGCTGCTGTCCTGTCACCGGGTCAGGGCAGCACGGGCGCGACGGTGGTCAACTGCGCGTCCAGGGCGGTCTCGGCGTGGGCGCACCGATGACCGCCCACACAGCGGCCTGTTCCAACTCCCCTGGACAGCCCGCTGGCGGGCGGGCGCCGCACCAGCACAGCGAGGTCATCGACGTGGCCTCGCGCGTGCGCCCGCCCGCACCCCCCGATCCCGTGGCCCGGCCGGTGGCATCCCCGACTACCCCGGCCGGGCTGCGGACCCACTCCCAGGTGTGCCGCCATGGGTGAGGCGCCGCAGGTCGGCAAGATCCGGGCTCGCTGTGCCTGGTGGCTGTGCGGCCAGTGCCGTGGTGGCCAGGAGTGCCGGTGCGTGCAGGTGGTGCCGAGTCCGCGCGCCGGGACGAAGCCGCCAGCGAGGTCACGGTGAGCGCGGACGCGTGGACGGCGTACTGGGTCTACTGGGGACAAGCCTGCTTCCTGTGTCGCCACCGATTCCGGCCCGAGGAGGAGTCCGTCGAAGTCCCCTCGCCGACCGAGGACGGACCCCCAGCACATCGATGCCGCAACTGTGTCCGAACTGCCCCTGAGGAGAGATTGACCATGCCCGCGAAACCCCTGTGGCTGGAGAAGCCGGGCGACACGGACGCACACGCCTTCCGCGTCGTCGTCGACGGCGGCCGGTACCAGGCCCTGTGCGGCCTGGTCGAGGACCCGAAGATCCTCAGTCAGCCGGAGGACGAGTACGGCCCGCGCCATGAGGCCTGCCTGATCGCGCTCGGCACGGAGGAGGCCGCCCGGCAGGACGAGGTGCGCGCGGAGATGCGCGGCGACCTGCGGGCCGAGTTGAGCAGCTGACGTGTACAAGCCCAACCGTGTGTCCCGCAACCGGTGGCTCGTGCAGGCTGTCAATGCCGAAGGCGACACGGTCGATGTTGTCATCACCGTCACCGGCCCGCGCGTGATGATGACCGTGGACGGCCACCCGGTATTCCTGCGGCACTCCGACTCCGATGCGCTGGCCACTGATCTGCGATCCGCGAGCAGCGCCGTGCTTCGAGGCGCCACGTCCTGAAGGGGTGTTGACCATGGGCCGCCGTGTCTTGATCGGTGACGATGGCGAGGAGATCAGTTCCGAGGAGGCCGTCCGGCAGCTCGACGAACTCGCCCGTGATCTGGACCTGCCGAGTGCGCCACCAGCACCCGACGAGGGGTGACCGGTCCCCACCGAGGAGACCTGACCGGGCGCGGTCAGGCGTGCACCAACCCCCGAGCAGGGCTGCTTCCCCCGGGCCCTGCGGTGCACGGCAGGCCCCCGTGGTGTCGGGCTTGCGGAAGCTGGCACCGCGGGGGTCCTGTGCCAATCAGTTCCCGGGCGTCAGGTGCACGGTGACGGTCGCGTCACCGGACAGGGTGCCCGGCGTCTGCCCGGCCTTCAGTGCTGCCACCTCGGCGGCCAGCGCGTTGAACGAGTTCTGCATGTTGGTGAACGCGGTCTGCACGCTGGTGCCCAGGGTCTTGACCGCGCCCAGCGCGGTGGTGGCGTCGACGCCGTGCTGGTGCATGTCGGGGTCGGCCTCGTTGAGCTTGTAGGCCGCGACCGCGTGGGCGATGTCGTCGAGGTTCTGCTTGGTCAGGTCCATGGTCGTCTCCTTGTCCACGCCGGGCCAGTGGTCGGCCACGGCGGATAGGTCCCAGTGCCCGCCGCTGTTGGGCGGGTCGGTGTACTGCTTGGCGACGGCGCCGGCGGGGATGGTGGGGTCGCCGTCGTAGTGCGCGACCCAGTAGTGAGGCTGGGTTACATGTGCGGCGGCGAACGCGGCCTGTATTGCAGCCCACGCGCTCTGCCCGCAATACACGGTCGGGTCGGCCCCGGCCCTGCGGCGCATGAGGACCCACGCGACGGCTTGGGTGGCGGTCGCGTCGCCGGGCTCCACGTCGAGGACGTGCCCGTCGTTCGTGGACGCGCGGGTCGCTATCCGGACGTGCACCGCGCTCGAGAACCTGGCCCACCCGGCAGGCGACCAGGCGAAGGGGCCGTCGACGTACCCAGCGACCATCGCGGCCGTGAGCGGGATGTCGGTCGGGGTGATGCTGTCGTACATCGTGCGGGCCATGTCAGCCTCCTCAGTGCATGATCTGCGGGACGACGGCGGCCACCAGAGCGACCAGCACCATGACCCACAGCCCGAACCGTTCCCACTGCCGTTGCCCGGTGCGCTCGATCATCGCCAACCGCACCTCGTGGTTGGCCAGCTTCTCGGCGTGCCCGTCGAGTTTGTTGTCCAACTGGTCCACTTTGGCCTCGATCCGCGCGGTGGTGCGGATCAACTCGTCGATCCGGTCGGTGTCTGTCACGCTTGCCTCCTCACGCCAGCATCGGAATGGATTCGATGGACGGGTTACGCGCCGTCGCCGTACCACTTCCCGTCTCACGCCATTTCAAGAACACGTTGTACGTGTCGCCTGGCGTCAGGCCAATGACAGGCCGACTCTTGTAGCCAGGAGTGTTGTTCGTGCCGTCCACTTGGAACGAATCCACATCGACCGTGTCGGAGACGATCGTCCCGGACCCGACCGTGCCGCCGGTCGCCACTGCGCAGCCAACGACAATCGTGGAACCCGACGACAACGAGTGCGATACGTTGGCGGCCCACGCGAACCGCACGATGCCCGACAGAGGTGCCAGGAAGCTGTGCCCGACGATCACGGCGGACACTGACATCGCAGCGTTGCTGGTGCCCGTCGTGGTGGCGCTACCGTTCGTCTGCGTGCTTTGCATGCCGACCCCGGACCCCAGCAGCGCGGTCAGCAACGCCGCCCTGGTGGCGTTGGCGGCCACGTCGGCATCGGTGACCGCCAGTTGGCTGTCGATGGCCTCGGCGAGCGCATCGATCTGCGCGGCCCCGTTGGGCGTGTCGCTAAGTTCCGAGATCGGGAAGCTGTAGTTCGGCGTGAACAACGTCATGCTGACTCCCTGAAGAACTGGATCTGAACAGACATGGTCGCGGACGCGGACGCATCGACAGCCCAGGTCACCCCGGACGCGACCAGGTACGTGCACGTCAGTGTTTGACCCGGCACCACGGGCATCAGGTCGGCCAGAAACGCGTACGTCGATGTCAACTGGCTGGCCGGCGCGTGGGTGTCGACGAACCCGCTGGTCTCGTCGGACTGGCCAGGGCAGGCGAGCCGTAGCTGTGAGGCGAGGTTGTCCAGCGAGGCCGTGGAGTTGTGCAGGCTGGCGAACCCGGTCATCGTGACCAGCGCGCTGCGGGCCCAACCGGGTACCACAATGGACGTATCGGTGATGACGGCCGTGCCGGCGTTGATAGCACCGAAGTTGGTTGCGTTGCTGATGAATCCGGCCCGGCCGACGCTGCTGGCACCGTAGTTCGAGCCACCGACCGAGGCGATCTTGCCCACGATCATGGCTGAGTTGCCCAGGTACATCACGAGGATGTTGTTCCCGGCCGACAGCCCGATTTCCGCGCCGGTCACCAACAAGGGCAAGTTGGTCAGCGTGGACGTGCCGATGCCTACGGTGTTCGACCCGTCGTCGGGGTCGAAGCTCAGCAGCATGGCCTGCCGGAATGCCGCTGGTAGCGCGGCACCGCGGGGGTTCGGCGCGAACAAGCTGGCGAGGTCGTCCGTGATCACTGGAAGTTCCCCTTCACCAGTTGCCGTGTCTGCCCGGTCTGCAGCGTCTTGGCGTCCAGCGGCACCACCAGTTGGCTGATGACGTGTCGCTCCCGGCGGCCCGGGTAGCGCATGCCGACCGGATCCAGCGGTTCGAGCGCGGGATTCGGGACCTGACCGAAGTCCAGGTTGTAGGGCAGGCCGGTGGACTGCGTGAGGATCGACAGGGCCGCCGAGGTGCACTGCGCGTCGGTGGTCAGGAACGAGCTGGAGAAGAACTGCGGCACGTGCCCGAACTGGCCGTCCCAGTAGGTGGGGCTGGCCGGGTCACTGTCCACGACCATCGCTGACACCGGCGGGATGGTGTCGGCGAGCTGCTCGCCCGAGGCGATCACGCCGTTGTAGATGCCGTCGCGGGACAGCGTCCGCGACAGGGTGGACAGCACACCACCCTCACCGGTGGCCAGCGTCGTGACGATGTTGTCGGGGTCCGGCGGCGGCTTCACCACGAGCAGGCCCCGGTAGTCGAAGTACATGACGCAGCCGTAGCTGGTGACCAGGGTGGACAGGAAGGCGTGCCGGTCGTCGGTGGTGGTCTGTGCGGTGGCCAGGGTCTTGCCGGTCAGGCTGTCGTCGAAGTCGAACACCGCCCAGTCGTACACGTCGGTCACCAGCGACTCGATCACCGAGGTGACCGCTTCACCGGCCGCGAACGTGAGCGGGTACGGGATCCGGGCGTCGATGATGCCCTGCATCCGATCCGACCCGGCCACCTGGATGTCCCCGAACGGCGCGTCCTGCTGCTCCGGCGTGTTGATCCGGAAGTAGCCGAGGCTGACCCACTCCCGTGACCCGTCGCCGTAGATGACGCCGCGCTCGACGAACAGCTCGTTGCCGTAGGGGGTGAGCGGGTCAGTGGAGGTCTTCGGCCACAGCGAGCCGGACACGGTGATGTCCAGAGTGGAACGCACGTCCGCCGTGGAGTCCTGGGTGACCGACCCGCCCACGATGTCCGGGGTGGCCAGCACGAAGTCGTCATCGATCGTGGTGCCGTTCTGACCGGGCGACAGAATCCGCGCACGGGACACCATGCGGTACGAGCCACCGTTCGCCACCGCCGCCAAGAACCGATCCGACACCGGCCTCATGAGGTGATCACGTCCTCGGCCGAGCCGACCAGTTGCAGCACGTCACTCCAGGTGGCCTTGGCCGCGATGAGGTCGGCCCACGTGGCGTAGGTGTTGACGACGGTCTGCCAGGTCGACTGGACCGCGGCCAACGTCAGGTCCGGTATGGCGCACTCGGTCAGGCCCACCGGCAGGTACCGGGCCGAGCTGGTGTTCGCGACCCGCTGCGCCGTCGCCCCGCCGGGCAGCGCGTACATCGTCGGCACCGCCGAGCCCAGCGGCGGTTGCAGGAACAGCACCTCACCGACCGCGACCATGTCGTCCACGTCGACCGCCTCGGCCGGATCGGTGGCCCGGATGGTGAGCATGGTCGAACGCCCCGACATCAGGTCCGTGACCGCCACCGGCAGCGTCCGGCCGATGATGTCGAACAACCCGGACCGCGACTGGCGCGTCACGTCGCCGATCCCGATGACCGTCACCTTGCGGTTGAGGAAGGGCCGGAGCGGGTTCTTCAACCAGCACCCGGTCTGGATCGGGACGACAGACGTGGTGGTCGACGGGCCGATGCTGTTGCCGGCCACGTCGACGTACGACGCCCGGTAGTAGTTGGTGACCCCGGCCGCATACTCGAAGTCGAACAGCGACGCCGCACCGCCCGCGACCGTGATCGACTGTCCGCCTCGGACATCGCTCCACGTGACCCGGTCGCCCGAGCGTTGGAAGTACACCGACACCGCACCGGTCGGGGCTGTGGTGACGGTCAGCGCGACCCGCCCGGCGGTGTCGTCGTACACCGCGCTCAGGATCGCCGGGCTGCCCGCGACCGCGTCCATGGGTGCGGCGGTGGCACGTGGCCAGCGAGCACCCCAGGCGGCCACGTGGGCGGCAATGCCGGGCATCCTGTCCTCCCTTCTCGCTCGACGGTCGACTTACCGGGTCACTCGTCCCAGCACACCCAGCACTGCATGGTGATGGTCGTGGCCGCGAACGTGGCCCGGACCTTCAGGAACTTCGACACCGCCACGATGGGCCGCTCGTCGGGCATGAACTGGTAGGTGTAGTTCAGCTCGTTGTCCCCGGCGGTCGCGCCGATCTGCTGGGAGTCGAACATCCGGGACGCGGTCGGCGTGCCCTGCACGGACGCCGAGTAGCCCGTCGCCGAGGTGCCCAACGTGAGCAGGGACGCCGGGGCGTTGGGGTCCAGCGGCTGCAGCCCGGCCGCGACGTGCGCGGTGACGGTGTCGGCCACGTCCTGCTGGCACAGGTCGACCGTGCCGGCCAGTGGCCCGGACAGCGAGTAGCCCCAGGCGATGAGCTGCAACTGCCGCGTCGAGGGAGTCGCAAGCTGCAGCATGGTCTTGGTGCCGCTGATCACGGCCACCGACTGCTGGGCGCCGATGGTCGGCATCGGGCCGTTCCACGTGCCATACCGGTGCATGTCAGCCTTCCTTTCCTGTCGTCATCGCGCGCCCGCTCCGGCACGGACCTTCGCTCGGATCTCGCGGTTGCTGATCCGGATCACCTGCTGCACACCGCTTCCCAGGTCGATCGGGAACACGAGGTCCCCCGACCAGCCGCCGGATCCGCCGAGGATGTCGGCGGACTCGCCGGTGCCGACGATGCGCCCGGACTGCTGCGGCACGAAGATCTCCGGGCCACCACCATCGCCGACCACGTAGGGCATCCCGGCCAGGACCGGGCCGCCCTTGGCGCGGTGCGGAGCGTCGAGGCCGAGCAGCCCGGACAGCCCCGGTGCGCTGCCGATAGCGCTGGCACCCGGGCCCTTGATGATCGTGTTGATGTAGGTGTCCAGGTAGACCGTCTTGCTCTTGACTCCGGCGATCGCGTCGCGCACCTTGTGCGCGTTCGTTACGGCCTGCCCGGTGCCGTCCACGTTGATCTTGATCGACTTGCCGTTGGGCAGCTTGACGATCTCGGTGTGCGTGCCCTTGATCGCGCCCGTGGACCTGTAGGACTGCAACTCCGCAGCCGACAGGTGGCTGACCATGCTCTGCAAGGCCGGCGTCATGTGGCCGTTGGACGCGGCGGCCATGCTCAGCACCGACCCCGTGTAGGCGTCCGTTTTGAACTTGGCCTGGTCGCTGGCGCTGGCGTTCGAGTGGGCCGCGATGGCAGCGGACTCCGCTGCTGTCGCCTCGGTCGCCTGGGCCTGCTGCAACCCGATGAACGCCTGCCGCGCGTCGAGGCTGTTCCGGCCCGATGCCTTGACGGCGTCGGCGTAGGTCTTCTGGGCCGACTGCACACCGAGCACGGACGACTGGTAGCCCAGGTTGGCGTTGGTGGAAGCCAGCAGGATGTCCTCCTGCTGCGACAACTGTTCGTTCGTTGTCAGCAGTGCCTGGTTCAGCTTCCGCTGGGCCTGCTCGTCTTGCGCGTTGGCAGCCGCCAGGTCGCGCTGCGCCGCGGCCGCCTGCTTCGATTTCGGACCGAAGTTGGCAACGGATTCGTTGTAGCCGACCTGCGCTTTCTGGACATCGGTCAGTCCCGACTCGACATCCGATGTGGTCGGGACGAACGTGCTTGCCAGGAAGCTGCCGAAGCCACCGAGAGTGTTCTTCAACGCCAAGGCTGTGCCGTCGTTCTTGGCCAACTGCGTCTGCGTGGCCTGCAACGCGGTGCCGGTCTGGGTGAGCAGGCTGTTCGCCAACTGGTTGGAGTTGCCGAACAGCTTCTCCGCTCCGGCCGAGGCGAGTGCGAATCCCGCACCGACCAGCGGCAACGCGTTGCCCACCTTGCCCAGCGCGCTGCCCAGCTTCGCGGTGGTGTTGGTGACCCTGACGCCGGCCGCCTCGCTACCGGTCAGGCTCTTGGTGAAGCCACCCACGTTCGACGCGATGCCGGCAACCTTGCTGCCGAGGGTGTTCAGCGGCGAGGTCGCCAGGCCGAACAGCTTGAACGCGCCCACGGCGGGCAGGACCTCGCCGGTGATGTCCCCCACGACGGGCGCGATCGGCTTGAGTACGGTCAGCAGCCTGTTCACGGTGCCCACCGTGGTGCCGAACCCGCTGGCCAGGCCAGGCAGCACACCAGCGACGATCGAACCGATGTTCTTGATCAGACCACCGATCTGGTCGAGGTCGGTACCGAACTCCTTGCTGTGGCTGGATACCGAGTCCAGGACGGTCGTAGTCGTCGTGCCCAGGTCGCCCAGGACACTGGAGATCCCCTGCACGACCGGCTTGCTGTTGCGCATGGTGTTGACCAGGCCGGGCATCGCGTTGCCGGCCAGGTTGTCCACACCGGTGGTCAGGATCTTGATGTCCGGGCCGGCGAATGAGAACGCCGTGCGCAGTTGTGGACCGAGGTTGGCGAACTCCTGCTGCAGCGAGTGTCCGGCCTTGACCAGGTACGGGACGACCTGGTCGCTGGCGCCCTGCATCTCGCCGACGACCTGGCTCTTGAGGTCACCGAAACTGGCCTTGACGGACTGGTTGTTCTTCTGGACCAGCGCGGCAACACCGACGAACCCGAGCGCGACACCGCCGACCAGAGCGGCCGACACGACAGGGGCAGCCGCCGACAGCCCGAGGGCCAGGGCGCCGCCCATCAGGCTGCCGTTCGCCTTGGCGTCGTCCGCTGTCTTCTTGAGCTTCTGGCTCAGGGCATCGGCTTCTGCTTCGGCTTTCTTCAGGCCGCTGGTGTTGTTGCCGATACCGTTGATCGCCCTGCCCGCGAGAGCAGCAGCGGTGATCAGACCCTTGGTGGAGCCGTCGAACTTGATCGTGATCGTGCGTGTCCCGGCGGCCATCACTCACCGAACCTGGTCACGATGTCAGCAGCGACCTTGTCCCACGCGTCTGCGATGGCCGGCGCCTCACGCTCGACTGTGGGGAAGAACCACAGGCCCACGGTGCCCGTGTGCGGGTGGTACTGGAAGCCGACGCTCTCGTCGTAACGGGACTTGCGGTACCAGCCCGTGTGCCGGTCCATGCCGAACTCGGAACCGAACAGCAGCTTGAACGCGGGGGCTCCGTGGCGGCCCAGCGGAGTTGAACCGCCCGCCTGGATACTCGGCACCCGGTCACGCCGCGCCTTGACCGTACGAGCCACCAGGGCGGCCTGCGCGCCGGACCGGATGCCGGCGGCCTTCGCGGAGTCCGCGACCTTGCCGGCCAACTCCTGGGTGCGCGTCCGCAGCTCCTTGTTGGCCTCTTTGGGCAACTCGTTCAGCTTGGCCAGCGTCTCCCGCAGACCGGCGATGCTCACCTTGAACGTGAGACCTGTCTTCGCCACGGAACCCGCCTCCTCTCGTCCTGTGTGGACGAGCCATCAGGCGGGCTCCGCACCGATCATCACGACTTCTTGGTCAACAACTCCACCGCGGTAGCGATCACCCGTTGGTCCTCCTCGTACTCCCTGCGCCACTCACTGACCGGAATACCGGTCCGCAGGGCCAGCTCGATCAGGATCCGGTGGGCGCTTCCGCGGGGGTAGGGTCCGGCTCCGCTTCCTCCGTGCCGGTCGGTGTGCCGTTCGCGAACGCCACGTCGGTCGTCGCGCAGAACGTCGAGAACTCGCCCTGCTTGCCCAGCGTGAGCCAGGCGATCTCGTACAGGTACTGGATCTTCCAGGCGTCGTCGCCGAGCTGCACGGCCGACCGGCTCGGGTTGTCCTTCTCCCACTGCAGGATGGTGCGCGGCTTGATCTCCAGGACGGTCGACTCGGCCGCGCCGTCTGCCTGTACGGCGAGCGTCATCACTACCATGCTCACCGGCTCACCACCGCCCGGGTGACGCTGGTGACCGAGCTGTACTCCACGTATGCGCGGCCGGCGTCCGCGCTGCCGGTGGGCTGCCGGTAGTTGGGGGAATCCAGCGGGATGATGGCCGGGACGACCCCGGCCGCCACGGTGACCGCCCGGTCGGCGATGGCGAGGTCACCGTCCACGGTGCCCGGGGTGATGACCGTGACCGTGATGGACGATCCGCCGTTGAGGACGACCAGGAAGTTGCGTCCCACGTCGACGATGTCGCCGTTGCCCACACCGGAGGTCGGCGCGGACATGGTGGGCGTCAGGCCACCGTTGGGGATGGCCTGCGTGGTCTGGGAGACACGTGCCATGATCAGGAGCCCCTCGTGTAGGTATAGCCGGCCAGCACACCGAAGGTCTGCTCGCCCTGCTCGTTGGCGCGTGCGTCCCCACCGATCGGGTGCGGCAGCACCACCAGCGAACCGGCCACCACGACGTGCTCCGTGGTGATGTCCGGGTGGTGGTCGAGCTGGAACGGGACGACCGTGAACGGGGCCGTCGTCCACAGGAAGTCGGAGATGCCGCCGTTGCGCCAGTCGTCGTAGAACTTCGCGTCCAGCGTGGCCTGCGGGTCGGTCTCCTCGAACGCCATGTTGTGGCCCTCGCCGGCCGTGGAGAACGTCCACAACTGGTTGCCCAGCTTGATGCCCGGGTCGAACTTCCACGAGTTGACCTGGCCGGACACCTCGGTGCCGTCCCACGTCAGGGTGAGGATTTTGAGCCGACGGATGTGCGGCTGCGGTGGTGAGGTCATGTCAGGTACCCGCCTCAAGTGTCAGGAGGTATGCCGGGATGGTCGCGCCACCGGTCGGCCAGCCGGAGGGCACGGCCTGGGTGAGCGCGGAGTCGGTCTGCGATGCCAGCGCGTCGGAGATCGCGTCGAGCAACGGTTCGAGGTTGGCTACGGAGTAGCCGTTGCTGGCCACGACGAGCCACAGCCGGAACGTGAGCTGGTCTGGCCGGGCCGAGTTGTAGACCGTCCAGGTCAGCTCCGGCGGTCCGACGTACGCGGCCGGCACGTTCGGGTTGGCGTCCGGTTCGGTGTAGACCGACAGGCCCTCGACCGTGCGCAGCGCGTCGGCGATGGCGTTGGAGGTGTCCAGGATGCTCACGCGAACGCCCCCTTGACCCACTTGCCGATGCCGAGCAACTGCGCGATGTCCGGGTCCACGTAGGGCACGGTGTCGCTGGTCCCGTCGCCGCCATAGACCTGCCCGGCGGACGAGCGGCGGCGGGTGTGCCACCGCCCGGCCAGCCGGACCGTGCCCAGCCACAGATCGTCGGTCGGTGCCGGGTAGCAGGACAGCGGATCGGACGTGTAGTTGAACCGCTTCCGCTTGTCCTGCACCCAGGCCACCGCCGCGTCGAGCGTCATCTGTAGACGCTCGTCGTCGGTGTCGACCGGGATGCCGGCGTCTTCCTTCACGTCGGCGACGGTCGGTGGCCAGGTCCTCATGATCAGGTGGTGGCGTCCGTGACGACGATCAACTGGACACCAACCGGGAAGCGCACGAGCACACCGGCGTAGCCGAAGATGCCCATCCGCACCGCGGCCGGACCGACCACCTGATCGTAGGAGAACTCCAACAGGTCGGACTCCGCGAAGATCACCGCCTGCGACCGCAGCACCGCGATGGTCTCGGTGTTCGTGGCCCGGGTGATGCCGACCGTGCCGTACGCGTCCACGCCCTCGATGTCACCGACCAGGACGTTGCCCAGCGAACCCCGCGAGTTCTGCGGGTTGTACCGGGTGACCGGCATCAGCGGCCGGTTCGCGGTGTCCTTGAACTTCCGGAACGCCCCGAACTCGAAGTAGCTCATGCACGCGATGTCCGCCGGGCCGCGCAGATCCCCCGCCACCGCGGTCTGCGCGTCGACGACCGCGTCGATGCCGGCCGCGTTCGTCTTGAACAGCGTCTGCGTGGCGAACGTGGCGGCCGTGGTGCCACCGGCGACGATCGCCGCGCCGACCAGGGCCTCCATTTTGGTGTCCCAGGCGCCCCGCAGGTCACCCATGATCAGCACATCCGCCGCCGGGTTGGACCCGTTGAGCAACTGCCGCGACACGTCCTGGTACGCGGCGTAGGTCGCCGGGGTCAGGGTGTCCTTGTTGGTGGTGAACCGGTCGGCGCCCCACCCGGCGGTGTTCGCGCCCTCGGCGGCCTGCGTCACCAGGTTCGCATCGACCTGCGCGGTCTGCTTGGGCAGGATCAGCGCGCGCGGGTCGTCGCCCAACGGCAGTCGCCGCACGAGTTCCGACAGGATGCGGTTCTGGCGGCCCATGGCCTGGTACTCGTCGGCCAGCCACTTCGGCGGCAGGATGCCCGTACCGCCCGAGGACTGGGTGACGGCGCGCTGGTGCTCATCCAGTCGCCGGGCGGCCTCCGCGTCGTTCTTGCTGCCGGCCAGGAACAGATCCCGGAAGAACGACCTGGTGCCACCGTCCTTGACCGAACGATAGTGACCAGGGTCCCTGGCCTGGGTATAGGCCGAGCCGGCCTGCCCGGCGGCGCGGGCCTGCTCGGTGGCGCCGTCCTCCAGCGTCGCAGCCAGCTCGCCGACTGCCTTGTTGCGAGTCTCCTGCTCGGTCAGCATCTGGATCTGCGTGTAGGTCGAACGGGCCTGCTCGGACTGGCCGGCGATGGCCTTGATTTCGTCCTCGGTCAGCTCCCGCTGCTCGTCGACTGCACGGGTCTGCATCCCGACCATCGAACCGCTGAGGGCCTCGTACTTTTCACGCAATATCGTCAGGTATGGATTCACGACACTCTCCCGTGTCAAGTGGACTGTCATCACTTGACCGGGGTGTCGTCACTGCCCTCGCCGGGGTGCTCACCGCCCGATGGCGGTGAGGGTGTCGACGAGCGTGCCGGGGTGTCGGCCTACTGCGACCGATGATACCTCAAGGAAGGTCGAGCATTGGCAGAGACGCGATCAGCGCTGCTGCCCGCATCGACCGGCTCATCTCCTGCTCGACCGTGGACCGGTGACCGCACGTCGGGCACACGCCATCCTGGGTGATCTCGGCATCAGCCGGTGGCACGATGCCCGTGCCTGCGCCGTCCATCGCCAACGCCCGGACACCGGCCAGCGCGGCCGACCCGCCGTACGCGCCTTCCGGCACACCTGCCACATGCATCAGATCCGCCTT